TGCATTGTTTACATTTATTGGACCAGCTACATTAATTAAAACGCTCGGTATGGGCGCAATTAAAGGATTTAGTTCATTAGGTAGTTTATTAGTGAATGTAGCTGGAAGTTTTTTCCAATTTTCTAAATTCCTTGTTACAAAAGGTATACTTGACCCAGCACTTTGGCTTGGTAAAAAAGCACTTCATATGGCAATGAGAGGTGCATCAGCAGGATTTTTATCTTTAGCCACAAGGATGGCTGATGGTGGGCCGCTTCAAAACGCATTTCTTCGTTTATCTGGCGGCGCTGAATCCTTAGGCAATATGTTATCTAATAGAGCTGCGCAGCGAGCTGGTGCCAGAGCAGCTACTAGTACTGCAGCCGGTGCACTTCCAGCTGGAGGATTTTCAAGAGGTATGGCAAGTATCTTTGCCGCTAAATTTATTATTCCTCTTTTAGCAGTTGGAGCTCTTGCTGGTGCAGTCTATGGTTTATACAAATTGTCACAGAAAGAGGATGAAAGAAGATCTCAACAAGTAGCAGCAGCAGAAGCATCTGGGTTGTATTCACAAGAACAACTTGATTATGCTAAACAAGAAGCTGAAAAAAGAACATTTGAAAGTGAAAGAGGTCTGGTCTTCAAAGATGATGAAGATGCCTACGCTAGTGGTGCCGGTACTTTTGAACAATATTTAGCAGCTAGGGGTGAAACAAAATCTACGGGTACCTCTCAAGCAGCAATAGACAAATTAAAAGAACAACAAGCTGCTTATGACAAAGAACGTAAAGAATATGAAGCTTCAATAGAAGAAGAAAGAGTTAAAATACTAAATTCATTAATTGATTCTCGTAAGATGAATCAAAGAATGGTATTAAATAAGATGTTAATAGGACCGGTCCAAAGAATGATTGCACAAGGTGTAATCGATTTTGATGAAAGTCTTAAACCGGCTGACTCTATAAAAGCATTAATGAAATGGATGGAGCAACCAGAAAACACTGGTAAACCCATGACACTTGATATTTTAAAAAGCGTTGGAGGAATGCGCATTGTCGATCCGAATAAGCAATTTACAATGTTGGACAGAAAAGGCCAAGAAGTAACAACAACGCTTGGAGATGTTAGTACACTTGAAGAAATAGGTTACAAAACAGGTATTCTTACATCAAAATCATTAGAACGTGAAAAACTTGAAGCATTCGGAAAGAATCAAGCTGGTGCCAAAGTAGGAGCACTTAATGATGCTCAAAAACAAAATCGTTTAAATCTCTCAGCTGTTGAAGGTACACTAGGTGGTGTAGGTGACATTAATGTTTATAATAATAATGGCGGAGGAGACAGGAGCGTTGGAGTGGGATCAGTAACAGCAGTGGTCAATGAACGACAGCGCTACACACGTGATGCAACAGGAAAAGTAAACCTGTTTGGTTGGCAGGGCAGATAATACATTAAAAAAGGGCTGCCGAAGCAGCCCTTTTCCTTTACTCGTCTTCAGCAAGCTGTTTGAAGAAAGATAATCCATCCTCTTCATCATTGCTTTCACTTACAGACTCATCCCAAGGCGGTGCCTCTTCAGTAGTCTGTTTAGCTTTACGTTGCTTCTGAGGTTTAGGCTCAGAAAGCTCATCAGCTGTAACAGTGTTAGCAGTACCTCCACCGTCAAGAGCAAGTACACGATATAGTTTACTCTTGAGTTCATCATATGATTTGAAGTGTTTTGGATCAACAAGATCAGACAATGACTTCTCGCTGTTCCAAACTTCTTCGAGCTTTTCATCATCATCCAACAAAGCGGCTGGTGAATCAAACTCAGACTTATCGTAATTACGATAGCCTTCAACCTTCCGAATCTTCAGACGGAAGTTAGCTCCATCCCAAAGATCAAAAGGATTAACAGGTGTTTCATCATCAAACTCAGGTGTCATTTGATCCTGAAGTTTGTCGAAGATCTTCTTACCATATTTGTATAAGAAGACCTGACCTTCATTGTCAGGATTAGAAGGATCCTTAACAACATAGATGTTAGAAACAAACGAAAGACGACGCTTCGTCTTCTGGCGGACAAAAGTCTTATCAGCCTCTGTGCCTGAATTCCAAAGCATGGAATTGTATTCAGAGACAGGACACTTTTCTCCAAGAGTAGTCAAAGACTTCTCAATAAACCAACCACCCGGTCCTTGGAATCCATGATCCCAAATACGAACGAAAGGTACATCCTCTCCATTAGGAGCAGGAAGGAACCTAATAATAGCAGAGCCATTACCAGACTTATCAACTTCTGGTTTCCAGAAGCCATCGTCGTCCCGAGGTGTAGATTGATTGAGTTTTGAGAGTTCCCCGCTCAGCTTATCAATTTGAGACTGGCGGTTCTTCTTCATTGCAGCAAATGACATGTATTTCTCCTTGTATTGCGATGTGTTGCGATGTATACGTTTTATTCAAAGTATTCCATAGTATAATGCTTATATTTAGTTAGGTCAACAGTTCTAATGAAAAATCTTTCATATTTCTCTGCCTTCTTCCTAACTGAGTCCCATAATATGTCATCTAGGGTCTTAGTCCAGTAATCATAGAATGGGGTTAGTTTGTTCAAGATGATCATAGTCTCAATACCCACCTGCTCTCTAATCACTAATCTTAGAAGTAGCGGGTGGGTATTTTTGATCAATAGATTCTGATCATAATCATCATCCATCTGTTTAAGATCTTCCTTGAACATATAACTCATGCTCTGTTGGCGCTTTTGCCAATTAACATACACAGCATGAGAATTCATGTTGTCAACATCACCAGGCCAAAAGTTCTCATCGTGAAGAATGTTTGCAAGCATAAACTGCTCGGGGTTCTTCAGCCTAGACAACTTCTGAAACTGGTACTTGTCTCTTCTTGTTTCAAAATTATCAAAACCAGTGTTATTCAATTTACCATTATATTTAAACATATCGTAATCTGAAGTGAAGTGTCTCTTCAGAGCCATGTACGTTTGGAAACACTGGTATGGTTTCATAATGGTAGTCTCGCCGACTTCTTAATCATGTTTAGATCCTCCGCTTCTGAAGCTATCTTAGATTTTAAAATCTGGCTACTTTTAATAAAAGAAGCAATCGTCTCTATTTCAACGTTGTGTTTTTCAACGTAATGCATTACAGCGTCGATATAGTCAATTTGCTTTTCTTTTACAATGTTTTCTATTTCCATAGCAAATTGCGATGGAGTTTTTATGCTAAGCTCAATCATTTGTAAAATATGTGATCCTCAATTTGTACGATTCGATGTAGATGTTTACTCCATTCTGGACTCACGTAGTCAGCATGGTAATGGGTAGAACCATCAACAATACGAATTTTCGACTTACCTGTATTAAGAATATCCATAATGTAGATAACAGCTCTTGTTACTTTTTGATAAGTATCTGTGCGTTCAAAGTCTTTTATATCTTCGCTTTTTCCATCACAGTAGTATGAAAACTGACATTTGTGTTTGATAGGAACCTTTTTGCCAAGTTCCTTATAATGCCATTTTGATATTGGTCCTTCATGAACCACATCACATATTGTATCTGGATACTTATCGCTTTTGATTCTATTTGTTATGACTTCGCCGACAGCAATCATACCAATAAGAGGTTGATTACCAGCTTCAAAGAACAAAGCCTCAGCAAGACATACTCGTTCAGCAACTTCAAAAGGAACTAACTCTTCTTTTGCAGTTGCAGGCTTGGCGCATGCACACAACAATATGCCAATACCCAACATCAATGATTTATTCATATCAAATAACTCGTTGCCAATCAAAACATATTAAACGTTTCTTATGTTTTCTTACTTTATCTTCGTTTCTTTCCTCGACAAAGTCAACGCAATTTTTGAGATAGCCTACATGTTCTGTAGTCTGGTTTAGATAGGACTTAGTCCTGTTTGGTTGTCGTACGTGAATGTCAAATTCCTCCTCGAGCTCAGGGTGGAACAGGAAATGCTCATATTTTTCTTTATCAATTGAGGTCCAAAATTCTTTGTCCCCATGTCTCATACCAGCAAACTCCATATCATACCCACCAGAGGACCAAAAACATGGTTTTGAAATTAACCATACATTTGGATGGCAAAGATACTTTAATAGTTTCTTAGGATCGAATAAATCATAGTCTTCGGGATTATCATCGTGGTCAAATCGAGCCTTGAAAACGTAATACTGTTCCTCTCTCAGTGGCGTTTCAACCGCAGCTGTAACAATTTCTGGACTCAAATAACAATCGATATCCATTAACCAATTCCAATGGGTTTCACTCTGTAACATACCTAAGTTACGACAGCCGTGATTATTGAAACCTATATCCTGTTTTACAACATACCCCTTTATGTTAAATCTTTGCGAATATATTTTTAGCGTATCTTCAAAAAGACCTTGATCATCAAAACAATCATTTATAAACTGTATAGTAACATGATTCTTTATTACATCAGGTAAACTAGAAAAGAAATCACAATGATATAATAATTTTTCCAATTGACCATAGTATGTAATACTAAATGTCACATCATTCATACTTAAAATCTTTTTTCAAGTTATAGTCAACCCACAAAGGTCCATACCTAGTTTTCTCAAACTTCTTGCCAAACCAAGGTCCACCTTCTGTGTAGTGAATTGCTTTTGGACTATCTAAGTGATAGTATTGATCCAAACAATTCCATTCAAGAGGTATAGAACCTATCTTATCATCGTCTAACCATTTAAGATGATGAAAGTCTAACCCTGGCGCATGTTCATTTAAGTATTTAGGTGTTAGTATTTTATTGGCTGGATGAGCATTATTGAAAACCATAAATGAAGCCCAGTTCTTTCTATAGGATCGATGCTGAGCAATACCATCCATTTTTGTAATATCTATTGGATCATATGGTGGGTGTTGTACAACAGAGACAGCATGTCTTGGATCAATGTGCCTCATAACTCTCATTGGATCGTCTAAAAAGAGAAAGTCACAGTCAACAAAGACAGAAAATCCTGAGTAGTTGCAGAGATACGGTACCCAAAATCTTGTAAAGGTAAAGTCAGTAGATTGAGGTTCTCCAAGGTCACGGTTATACTCCTCTATATCAATTGATCTTAATTTATGTGTAGTTGTAAAGCTAGTTTTATGAACATTTATCGAATACCTACATGTCTCATAGGCTTCATGTTCTCTTGCCTCGTAACCGATGTAAATTGGGAGTGTTGAGGTGTAAATCAAGTTGCTTCTCCAATTCTCTAATTCTACCAATACCCTTTTCTCTTATTTCATAAGGATTGATAGATTCCATATCAGATTTTTCATATGTTGTCTTAACTAAGGCCCATGGAAATGCTTGTTTGGTAATCTTTTTCTTAGAAAATAGAATCATTGGTACACCCAAATATCTAGCAATCCAAGCAGTGCTTCCATGATAACCTACAGCAAGAAACGCCTTTCTATATTTATCTACCACATCTTGAACCGAATCCGTGTAGTTAGCATGAACGACATCCATACCCCATTGTGTTCGGATAATGTGTTCAATCTGTCTCCACTTATCGATACCAACTGGATCTTTCCATTGCTTACCAGGATCATAATCCTCAAACTGTTCCTTATGTCCAAAGGTTGTATTCATCACCACATAAGGTTTACCAATCTCCATATTTCTTATACGAGACCACCATAAGTTATGAAAGTTTGAGAAATCATCATAGTTCGAATGATTCCATTTGATTGTTGTGTTGAACGATTGCTTCAGATGCACTTTGTGATAAGGAATAGGTTTGCATATTGACCAAAGATACTTTAATCTTTCATCAATGGTTTGCGTATCTTCTTCCTTAAACTTTTCACCCCGTTTATGCATCCAATGCACATACAGCGTGACGTCCTGGCAATTTTTCTGAGCAATGTTATGTGCATAGCATAATGGTGATACAATATCACCATAGCCAATTTTTCCTTTCCACTCGATTGTTATCATGCAGAAAAGCTAGTACCACACCCGCATTGTGATTGCGCCATTGGATTAACCACTTTCAAGTATGCACCTCCTAGTTCATTAACATAATCCACAACCGATCCAAACATGAACATTTCTGCCATAGGATCGATCAACAAAATATCATCTATAGGAGTCCACTTAATAGTCTCATGTTCAACACTATCTGATAGTCCCCACTCATATTCTAAACCAGCACATCCACCACTACGAACACCCAACGTGACATACTTACCATCAGCCACCTTGTTCATATATTCTTTAGCACTGTCTGTAATTGTTAGAACTTCTGACATTTCCTCTCCTTAAATAAGTGGGAGGCTTCTGTTGCTAGGTGCCTCCCTAACCCCGACTAATGCCTAAGCGGCAAGAGCCATAGGTGCAAAATTATCGTTTGCATTTACTTATGTGATCTATAAAGCGATCAACCTTGCAACTCCGCTTCCCTATTATCTACCTGTCGATCCTGTTTCGCCCCCATCAAGAGTACATTGCCCATCCTGCCTATTCGATGAGTAAGAGTTAACCGTTGAGCGCTTAGGCATGGTATTAATACCCTTACAATGTACTCGTGGTGGAGGCGCTGGGTACCGCCCCCAGGTCCAGTCTAGTTTTCAAGTCGCCTCAACATTGCGTATTATTTATATTACCTCTATTACTGGATCCAGTCAACGAGATATCCTTGCTTGAACATCTCAACAGGATGCATCCTACCATAAAATTCATTTGATACCCAGGCTTGCTCTTTTTCATCGAAATCAAACCATGGTGTGACACCAAATATGACATTTATTCGTTTATGTGGCTGGTCATTCACTCTTACCACAGCATGAGGCTCACCCGTATCAAAATGATACATATAACCTGGTAACATATCCATTTGTAATTTTTTTGTTGCTATCTGGGTTGATGGATCAAAGTATAAAGGTATATTGATTCTAAAATTGATATAGAATTTTTCATCTCTATGCCAATGTATATCACCCCACTTCATCTCTATCAGCCGTCCTCTTACAACTGTTCTGTTATCAACAGTCTTAAATGCTTCACCAAGATAGCCATTGCTACATGCTGGTGTGAGTCGATTGAAGCTCAGAGCATCGCTGTATGTGTTCAACCCTGTTTGATTGATGGCTTTAGAATTATACTCAAAACTTTCGTAGAATTCCTTTTTCTCGTTGTACTCATCATCGCCAACAATCCCAACATCATTTAAGAACTTCCAAGCAGGACCTGGACCTTTATTATTGACGATTGGCCAAAATTTTTCTCGCAGGTCTCTTATATTGACCTGCTCAAATATCTCATTGCCTCGAGGCCCTGCATACATATCAGGAGGAAGATTGTGCTTACGATTACCTAATGTTTGACAATTGACATTGATATCAGACTGCCAATAATCTGGATTATATGTTATAGATAGTCCGCCAAGCCTTGGACTTCGCTCTGGTAAATCTTTATAGTGTTCACCAAAATTACCAATTAAGAATCCATGCCAACCAAATTCATCATAAGCATCTTGAGCAGCTGCTTTCAGCTTCTCGATATCTAAGTTATGTTGAATTTGAAGAATTGAAGGATAGTCATATTGCATATCCTCAATCCGCTGATCGATGTCAGTATGCATACGAAGGAAACCATCCACAGTCATATCCTGTGGAAGGTCTCCTTTGTAGAATTTGTACACTAGAAATCCCCTTTGGAAGGATCTCTGACGTCAGCAACCCTAAGGCCTTTGACATGCCACATAGTGATCACAGAAGGTCGATCATCAAAGACCATCTTTGGATCATACCCATCTGCTCTAACCTTATCGAGCAGATCAGACTTAGTCAGATAGTCCTTTCGACGATCTCTATCTGACCTCATGTACATTGGAATATCATCAATGTCAGAAATCCAAGTACGTAGAGTATCTCTGGTATCAGCCTCCTCATTCTTAGTTCGGCCGGACAGAATAATCACTCGATTACCAGCTGCCCTCAGAGCTACTAGAATGTTGATCACCTCCATGATTGGCTCATCCCACCGCTTTTGTTTCGGATCACGGAACGACTTCCAATCTTTCTTGGCAGTATCGTATTGCTCGTTTGGACCGGTGATGAATTTCAGCCGATGGGATATATCAAGCAACGTACCATCAATGTCAAATATGTAATCCACTTTACAGCTCCTCAATCTCGTAGTTCTCAATAACAGTATTTGCTAACAGCTTCTTGCATAGATTCTCTATGTCGAAGTCTTCAGCACACTCTATCTCAAACCACTTTCCCATTCTTAAATTATATAGCTGTCCTGCGCCTAAGTCAACATTGGAATTGGCTGTTTTTAAAATAGCTTCAGACTGGATGTCTTTGACACCCAGCCTGAGCCTAATGGTTACACGATACTTCTTAGACAGCTTCTGCATACTCCAGAGCTTTATCCAGAGCACGAATCTTCAGATTCTTATTAGCTCCGTAGAAGTTTGACGTCAAGCGAGACTCCTGCGACTTACCGATCTCATGATCAACCATGTAAGTAGCAGCATTCAGAGCTTGCCACCATGAGCCCTTAGCGAACTCTGCACCAGGCTGAGTTTCAAGAACTTCGAAGGCCCGGAGAGCATTCTTAGAAGACTTACGCTCTTCACCTTCTTTCTTGCTGTAGCCAGGAAATACATCATCGAAGTACTCTGCCACAATCTCATCCTTGTACGATTTTGTACCCAGGAACTGAGCCATTGTCTTGAAGTTATCCAACTTATCGGATGCAAGACCAAGAAGCTCTTTAGCCATATCAGCATCGAAAACACGGCGGTGGTTGAACCGGACCTTGTTTGTCGATGCACCCTGGAGTGCAACGTTGATTGTGTTACTGCAGACAACCCGAGTCAGAGTCTGCTGAATGTCGATTCCACGACCATAAATATGTGGATTCGAGAACAACAGATAACCCTCAATGTTATCACCACCAAACAACTCAAACGTCTCAGTCATCTTAGCTAGAGCCCAAACCCACTGACCACCTTTCAGCGAACCAGCAGTTTCCATTTTCATGGCACCAAC